GTTAAAGTTAGGATATTCGTATGCCTCCACAGCATCCAGAATTACTTGTGGCATTTCTGCCTCTGGATTAATGTCCTTAGTAGTATCGAATGTTATACCTTCATAATTCCCTAGCGTACCGCATGGAATCGTTCCGATATTGTACTTGCGATATTTAAAGATCATAAGCCTCTGTTAGATTAAAGATTAATCTGCCTTCAACTAACAGCATACAAGCTATTCAGATTCAATTTTCAAAGAACGTGCTACAATTATAAAATATAAAAAACAAAGTATCAAGTAAAAAACGTTAATCTGCAAATTAAAGCTAATTCATTAAAATGAGATAAACTAGCGAATCAGTATCGATCGAGCCTCTCCTATCGAGGAGCAGGTTTCTACTCGGCCTGTTCCGATTCGATGTGACAAGTATGACAGAAGTAAAAAAAGATATCAAGGTTTTTTTTCAATCAGATGCATTTTTTTTGTAATTAGTGCCTTGAGGCCTTGCAATGACTAGGTTTGAAACCTGAAAAAATACAGATAAAGAGAGAAACAAGCAAAGAATGCACAAAGGCCTTGATACTTCTTTTACAATCTGATACCCTCCATACCTTTTTGCCAGTCAAGTGCAAAAAATTTGAAAAAATCTTGATACTTTGTTGACTTTGTGGTATGAAATCCTGCCTTTTTTAAAATATGGAAGGGGGAAACCCCGTAGTCGCACGTTAATAATACCCCTTCACATTTTTTTACTAAATATTCATCCATACATTAGATGTCTCTTTATATTCCTTCCACATCACACCTTGCACAAATCTTTCAAGCTCTTCATCCTTCAACCTCCCTTTACGAACTTCTACCTCCTTATCAGCATCAGTAGCCATCTGCTCGACCCAATAGCCGACTGCCATTTGAAGAGCGTCCAACCTGTCATCATGAATTAATGCACCCTTATCTTTTGTAATTCTTGTCATCTGGTGAAAGAGCATATATTTAGCCTGACTTTCACTTGGATAATTTTGAACTGTATGTAAGTCTTTTTCGACTACTTGTGGATCAAAAACCAGTCTATGCTGATTCATCACAGGTTCAAGAGTGTCTATAATTCTTTTTTCTTTTTGAATATTAGATCTTACCTCCTCCATACTTACATTATATATTTTACTAAGAATAGGTTTCCATAGTTCCATAAACATCCCATCACCAAAGTTAGATTCAATAAGAACTAAGTTAACTTTATTTCTTCTGGCAATGATAGATAATGCTTCTAGATTATCTTGTTTATACCCTCCTTGTAGTCCTCCACACTCAGGAACATATAGAACACCATTTAACATCTTAACAACTGCGTACCCAGTCTCATCTTTACCTCTTCCACTTGGGTCAACAGCTAGTACACTTCCTGTATATTCTATCCAGTCTCCTATTTTTGTTTGAGGAGAGTAATAAGCATCACCCGGTAGACCAACATTAGGAAGGTCAGTCAGTTTATGCTCTGGATCTCTAGACCATACAGGTTTTTCTGGAGCTTTTTCTCCATCTAAAGACATTATAATTAGATCACTCAATTTCAGAGGGTATCTATCCGCATCTGAAAGTGATGTATCTAGTTGAAATTGTAAATTGAAGCCCGATTTACCATATGATAATTCTCTTTCTGTTAGATCTTCCCCATTAAAGCGTAATGGATCAGTAGGATCTCCAACATTATAGCCATTATCAATCCTATTTTGAATAAATGGTGCAAGTTTATTGGAATATCGGACAATTTGTTTCGGGTCAGGATACCTACTAGGCCAAATCCTGACTTCATAACCTCTTTCAGGCAATGTTTCATATAGGGACATCTCCGTTTGGGGAGTTCCTAAATAGATAATTGATCCTTCAGGCTTCAGAATAGCATCGAATTCTTTAACTGCCTCAGATAATTTATCTCTCATAGCCTGAGTCATGGAGTTATTAGGAACTTCCACATCGTCCGCTACGATAAGATCTGCTCTACTCCCTGCTAACTGTCCTGTTATGCCTACACTTTTCACTGAGGGGGAATGTGAGGCTTGTGCAGGGCCAACATCGAATGCTACCTTGGACTGTCTTTGTCCTTCTCGTGATCTTAAGTGTTGAAGGATTGGTATTTCGTGTATAAGTCTCTGAGTAAAGGTAGAAAAGTCATCCGATCTTACTTTTGAGGCTGAGACTACTAGAACTTTAGTCTCTGGATCAAGAAGAAGAGTATGACATACGAATGCTGAAGTGATATAACTCTTTCCTACTCCACGAAAAGCCTCTATGACTCCACGTTTAGGTTTATTTTGTAAGAAGGTAGCTATATCGTATTGAAGTGGTGTCGGATCAGGTAAATGTAAATGTTTCCAACAGATGTATAAGAAATTTCTGAAGTCTTTAAGTTTATTATCCATTTAGAAATGATATTTTAATGAATATTTTTGTAACCACATGGTATAAGTGATCTTAGTGGCTGTAGAAATTTTATATACCTTCCTTGGTTTAAAAGATCCTTTCTTTGGGGGAGTTAAAGTAGGTAAAATAATGGTTTCTTTCACACATGTAGGACAATATCCATCAGGTGTAGAAGAATCTATAGAAACTGGACAACCTTCTATACGGTTACAAATCTCAATGATCTTAAAATCTGTTGCACATATAGTAATAGGTAGTATAAGTGTGAAAATAATTATAAATATTGATTTCATTTATTCCTTTAAATATATGTTTAACCCTCTCTTATAACTATAATGGGAGTTAATTAAACATATATAATAAAATCAATACTTTAACTATTTAAGCTACTTGGAGTGATTTATTAGGTATATACTGGGTATTTAAGTCCTCTGTATCATCAAATGTACCTCTATTTTTTATCCCTTTAACTTGTTTTTTTCCATAAATAAGGACTTCATGATAGTCCTCCATGTTAAAATCATCTTCTATTCCCTCGTTTTGTACTTTTGTACTATCAGGATGCCATTGGATCATAGATGCTGTATATCCTGCCTCTCTAGCTATATCTGTAAAATCACCAGACTTAATGAACGATGCTAGTTCTTCCATATTTAATTCACCTCTTCGTGTTGGGTGACGGAACTTCCATCTCCAAGTTTCTTCTGGAAATTTAGGTTTCATACCGGGAAGAATATTTGCAGTATCTTTTAGATAGTCTAGACCAAATTCATCGTTTTCATCTACTACAGTTTCAGGAGTCATGAATGTGGAAGCGGAAGCAGCTATTTCAATTACCTTGTGATGGAAAGAAGTTATCAACATTTCTTTTTGTTTCTGTGACATATCTTTTGTCTCTCTTTCAATCACTCTCAAAGTAGCGGCTACTATATTTTTATAATCTTCTGGATCTCTTACATATCCTAACTCACGACCATATACAGCAATATATAAAGGATTTTCAGGTGCGAGATAAACACCAATTAATTCTGGTTTATATATACCACCAGTAGCTTTTCTTATTTCTGATATTTCAGTAGGACGTATTTCATTAAGATTTTCGTCTTTACTATCTTTATATATTGTAGCATTTCTAATATCAGTAGTAAAACTAATACCACTTCCAAAGTATCCATCATCTCTTTTACCATAAGGTTTACCCTCATTATTAGATTGGTAATCTGTTATGAAAGATGTACCTACCATTGTAGGAGTTCCGTGATAGAATATAATAGGTTTAGATAATTTTTCACCATTAGAAAATATTTGTGGTCTATTTTCATGAGTCATTAAATTACCTCTACTCCACTCTTCTAATCTTATTCTATCTAGATAAGGTTTTTCAAATATTTCTTGATTTAATAAATCCCATTCATCTTTTGCATCTTTAGCCTTACTAGCGACAGCCGCAGTAGTAGTAGCAGTTCTAACTTTCTTTGCTGGTGAAGATTTACCTCCCCATGATACTTGGAATCCTCCACCGCCTGTACCACCTTCTAATATCTTATCTTGTGGTTTATTAGGTATTATTTTTTTCTTCATGTATTAATTAGTCAAAGAAGTTTTACCTTTGGATATATCCTCATCACTAGGGAAAGGCATACTCTCCATTAGTTGTTGTAAAGCATTATCATTTACAGGTAAAGCAGTAATATCATTATCCTTTAGAAACTTAACTGCTACTGCTAGGTCTGCTGGTTTAGCCTCACCAGATTGTATTTTAGCTAGTAACTCATCTGCTACTGCATCGTATAAATCATTAAGTTTTTTATTTTCCATATTAATTACACTCACAAGGGTTACATTTACAATCTTTACATTTACACATTAGTAGCTCCATACCCAAG